CGGCGTCCTTTTCGACCCGGAGCGCCAAGACCTCGTCAAAGAAATACGGGAGGGCTTGGCCGGTCTTGTTACCCGGCATCGAGGGCGAATAGAGCACCCGGCCCATTTCGTCCTGCGTCTTTTCGAGCTTGGCGCTCATGTAGACGTGGCGACCGGGCAGGTCGCGGAAGGCTCGGATAATGTCCGCCATCTGCTCCTGCATCGCACCGTAGGCGGCGCGTGGGTCTTTGTTGCTCTTCTTTTCGGCGTTCAGAACTACTTCGGCAATCTCCGATATTGAGTCCAGTGCGACCGATTGATACTCCTTGGCCTCGTGGCTGTCGCGCAGCCAGCTGTATGCCTCCATCAGGGTGGCCATGCTGGTCACTTCGATGTAAGGCAGGTTGGCATCCTGAATGCTCAGGAGCCCGCCTTCGGCGCTCAGGATGATGGGCGCTGGCAAGGTTGCCGCCAAAGTGGTCTTGCCTGCGCCTGCTTGGCCGTAGACAAGGAGCTTGGCGCCGTTCGACGCCAGGGTAAAGGTGGTTTTTAAGTTGATTGCCATCTTCAGGCCTCCAGCATTTTGATGAGCTTGGCGCGGTGCGCAATGTAGAAATCCAACATCTTGGCAACATCAGCCGGGCGGAGGTCAGCGGCTTGCGCTTGCTCTTTGGCAATGAAGCGGTCGCAGTCGGCGATGGCTTGTTTGATCTTTGCGTTCATTTTGTTTCCTTTGGGTCAGCACTCGTCGGGAAGTCCGTTCAGTGCATGGATAGCATCCTACACCATTTTTTCGACTTGTGGTATACTTTTTTTCAATCTTCACCAATCTTTTTTCAGGAGTACGCTTTATGATGACGATTGAGCAAGTCGTTGCCGCTCTGCAAGACCGCAAAGTTCGGGTCGTTGCAGCGGCCACCGGCCTGCACTACAGTACTGTGCTTGCCCTCCAGCGAGGTCGCAGCAAGCGGCCCCGCATCACCGCGATACAGCGGTTGTCGACCTATCTATCCAAGGCACCAGCCAATGGCAGACCTGACTAGCATCTTCGGCGGCGTCTATGCCCTCCCCGAGCCTAAGCGGGTAGACCCGCCAGATCAGCAGCTGCGGGAAGCAATGATTGAAGCGGGTCTAGAGCCGCCGGAGAACATCTATCTAGACGGTCAGCTGCACCGTTTCAACAGCGGGACCAAAGGCACACCAGGCCACAGCAAACCAGGCTGGTACATTGCCTTCGGCGATGGCGTACCGGCGGGAAGGTTCGGATGTTGGCGGGCAGGCATCGAGCAGGCCTGGCAGGCGGAGATGGGACGCAAGCTCACCATCGCCGAAGAAATGGCGCATACCCGGCGCATGGCGGAGGCCAAGGCGGCGCGGGAGGCCGAGCAGAAGCGCAGCCAGGCGGTTGCCGCCAGTACGGTAGATGCGATTTGGACAGCAGGCGGTGCGGCAAGTGCCGATCATCCGTATCTGGCCCGCAAGGGCATCGCACCCAATGGCGCAAGGATTACCGGCGACGGGCGGTTGATGGTTCCGCTCTATGGCGCCGAAGGTGATCTGGCCAGCGTTCAGTACATCGCAGCCGACGGCGAGAAGCGCTATCACCCCGGCGGCGCCACGGGCGGGAAGTTCTGGATGCTCGGCGAGCCTTCCGCCACCATTTACATCGCCGAGGGCTTCGCCACTGCCGCCACAATCCACCAAGCCACCGGCAAGGCCTGCGCGGTGGCGTACAGCGCCAGCAATCTGGTGCCGGTTACCGGCGCATTGCGGGAGAGGTTCGGGGCGCAGCAAGACTTGGTGATCGTTGCTGACAACGATGCGTCTGGAGTCGGTCAGCGCTACGCAGAGCAGGCCAGCGCCAAGTACGGGGCTCGTTCAGTGATGCCGCCCGCAGCTGGGGACGCCAATGATTACGTTCAGGCCGGGAACGACTTGGCAGCGTTGCTTGAGCCATCGGTGAGCGACTGGCTGATGCCAGCGGATGAGTTCTCCCGCCAGCCTGCGCCGATCAGGTGGATGGTCAAGGGCTGGATTCAGCAAGCCGCGCTCATCATGGTTCACGGCCCGAGCGGCGGCGGGAAAACTTTCGCCACGCTCGACTGGTGCCTGCGGATGGCCCAGGGCCAGCAGGATTGGTTCGGGCACCGGGTCACGCCAGGCGCGATTGTCTACTTGGCGGGAGAGGGACACCACGGTCTGCGCAGTCGAATAGCTGCCTGGAAAGAGCGCCATGGTAATGGTCAGGCTCTTAATATGTATCTCAGCAAAAGCGGCTGCGATCTAGATACTTCAGAGGGCTACCGCAAGGTCTCCGAGCACATCCGGGCGCTTCCCATCAAGCCCGCCATCATCACGATAGATACCCTGCACCGCTTCAATTCTGGGGACGAGAATTCATCCCAGGACGCCAAAGCGATGCTTGATGCTTGCGCCATGTTAATGGCGGAATTCAATTGCACAATCATATTAGTCCACCATACTGGAGTTTCTGAAGAGACTCAGCACAGGGCTCGGGGCTCGAGCGCTTGGCGCGGTGCGCTGGACATTGAGATCAGCATCGTGCCGGCCAAGGGAGATGCGCCGATGGAGATTATCCAGCGCAAGAGCAAGGACGCCGAGTTAGCGGCTACCTTATATGCCACGCTTGAGAAAGTAGTTATTCCGGGCTGGTTTGATGAGGACGGCGAGCCGGTGACCAGTGCGGTGCTTGTTCAATCCGGGGCGCCTGAGAAGACCGCCAAGCGCAAGCTCAGGAGCACCAACGCGAACGTGGCTTGGGAGGCGTTCAAGGTGCTCAATTCGAAGCTGGTGGCTCGGTCAGAGTGGCGCCATGCATTCGATGATTTGTCCGAGCTGGAGTCCACCAACAGCAAGAAGCAGGCGTTCGCCAGGGCCGTTGTTGAGCTGCTTGAGCGCGGCGAGATGGTTCAGGAGGAGCCTGGAATTTATGAGCTGGGGATCGGATTTTGACCGGGTACAGGGTACAAGCGGGTACAAGCGGGTACAGTTGTACCCTGGCGAAAGACGTGTTTGGGGTACAACCGGGTACACACCCCTTTAGGGGTGTACCCGCTGTACCCGAACATCGTGCGAAAAATGCGTATCCGGAAGGCTCCCTATTGACAATGACCTTTTTTTGCTATGATCGGCCACATGACTGAAATTGCCGCCTTTGTCCTGGCGTTGCTGCACTCCAGCACCAACGCTCATCTGATGCACTGGTCGACCAAAAGCCTGTCGGTCCATCTGGCGCTGGGGGACTACTACGCGCAGATCATTGACCTGGCGGACCAGTTCGCTGAGGCCGCCATGGGCCGCTACGAGCAGCTCAAAGAATTCCCCCAGGACTACCACCAGGCTACCGAGCCGGTGGCGTACCTGGAGTCCATGAAATCGTTTGTCCAAGAAGCGCGGCAGCATCTGCCCCAAGACAGCGAGCTACAGAATCTTGTCGATGAGATTGCCGACCTGATAAACTCCACCCTTTTCAAACTCCGTTTTCTGGACTAAATACATGCTGCAACCGCTTCATGATAAAGTAGTTATTAAGCCGAATACTCGGCAATTATCTGATATTATTATTACTAATAATAAAGAGCCGTTCAACGAAGGGACGGTGGTGGCTGTCGGGCCGCTTGCGTTGGACGTGCAAGTGGGGGATTTTGTGAAGTATGGTAATGGCGACTATTTGAAATGGCCGACGCATAAGGTGGATGGTCAGGATTATCAGATTATTCAAGAAGCTGATATTTGTGCTATTGTTGAGCATTAACTCAAAGGAATACAACCATGTCTAATTCTATTGCTGTTGGCGTTGCATATAACGACCCGGAGTTCTCAACCGTCTACGCCACGGCGGAGATTGGGTACAGTACGGCGGCTCAGACTGCGGTCACGCAGCTCACCAGCAAGTCCACCGGCGTGACAGCCAACACCAGCGCCGGGCAGATCACGATGAACGCTGCCTCGCTGGCTAGCGTCACCAACGTGACCTTCACCCTGACCAACAGCCTGCTGTCGGTCAAGGACGTCATCATCGTCAATGTCGCGAGCGCCAACGCTACTGCTGGTGCCTACAACGCTTGGGTGTCTAGCATGTTGGCCGGCTCGGCAACAATCACGCTGCGCAACATCACTGCCGGCGCGCTGGCTGAAGCCGTGGTCATCAACTTTGCGATCATCCACGCTCAGTAATCATGCCGCTCATGAAGTCAGCAAGCCCCAAGGCGTTTAGCAAGAACGTCAAGGCCGAGGTGAAGGCGGGCAAGCCTGTCAAGCAGGCTGTGGCGATTGGCTATGCCGTCAAGAAGGCGGCTGAGAAGAAAGAGAAGAAGTGAGGATCGAACAACGCCCGGTGGCGGGCCTGATCCCCTACGTCAACAACAGCCGCAAACACAGCGATGAGCAGGTCGCTCAGATAGCGGCCAGCATCAAGGAGTTTGGCTGGACCAACCCTATCCTAGTTGATGGTGCCAACGGCATCATTGCCGGGCATGGGCGTTTGATGGCGGCTCGCAAGCTGGGCATGGAGGCCGTGCCAGTCATTGAGCTGGCGCACCTATCCGAACCGCAACGCAAGGCGCTCATCATTGCTGACAACAAGCTGGCGATGAATGCGGAGTGGGACAATGATCTGTTGATGTTGGAGTTGGGCGAGCTGCTCGAGGGCGGGTTTGATCTTGATTTGCTGGGGTTTGGGAAGGATGAGCTTGATGCGCTGATGAAAGAAATTAATTTTGCCCCCGCTACAGAGGAAGAACAGGGCAAATTGGACGAATTAGACCCGAAATGGATTGCTTGCCCCCATTGCGGAAAAGAGTTTGATGCAAGACAAGCCTGAACTTAAAATTGATTGGGCTGGCCATGATGCGGCTAAGTATGCTTGCATTAATTGGCATTACAGTAAATGTTTGCCAGTTGGAAAATTGGTTAAAATCGGGGCATGGGAAAACGGCAAGTTTATTGGTGTTGTTATTTTTGGGCGTGGTGCAAATAACAACATGCTTAAGCCTTTTAGCTTAGAGCAAGATGATGGTTGTGAACTTGTCAGAATTGCATTGACAAAGCATGTCACGCCAGTCAGCAAAATTATGGCTTTTGCCATCAGATTTTTGAAAAAATCCCAAGCAGGATTACAGCTTATAGTTTCTTATGCTGATCCAGAGCAAGGGCATCATGGCGGAATATATCAAGCATGTAATTGGATTTATACAGGGCCAAGCGATAAAGCTGTAAAAGTTTTTTATAAGGGAAAGTGGTCACACAAAAAGACTGTTGATGATGCTGGTGTAAATCAGGCAAATCTTCCAAAAAAAGTTGTATCAGGCAAGCACAGATATCTGATGCCCCTTGACAAAGACATGAGTGCTAAGATCGCACCACTAGCAAAGCCTTATCCAAAGCGTGAGAAGCAGGCGATGGTCGATTCCCTCGACACAGCGGCGGTGCATCACCGACCCTCACGCTCCAATTCAACAATGCTTGAGTGCGACACTTTGCCTCAATAAAAGATGCTACCCCACGAACCCACCGAGAAAACCCGCTCCCAGGCCCAATCCGCAGCAGGCCTGGGGCTTCCGCACGAGCAGATCGGCGCTCTGCTGGGCATCAGCGATGTAACCCTGCGCAAGTACTATGACGTTGAGCTGGCGCTTGGGAAAGCCACGGCCAGCGCTAGTATTGCCAAGACGCTATTCAACAAGGCCATGGCGGGCGATACCACGGCGATGATTTGGTGGACCAAGGCGCAGATGGCTTGGGGCGAGACGAATACCACCAAGTTGGCGAACCCGGACGGCACACCCATCGAAGGGATAATGGTTTCGTTTGTCAAGGCCAATGAGCCAAGCACTTAACAAGGCCATCAGCCTGGCAGAGTTTCCCGAGAAACTCGCCTGCTTATTTGAGCCATCCCGCTACAAGGTACTCTACGGCGGGCGCGGCGGCGCCAAATCTTGGGGCATTGCCCGAGCCCTGCTTATCCTTGGTGCCAAGTCACCGTTACGCATCCTGTGCGCTCGAGAGTTCCAGACCAGCATCAAGGACTCTGTCCATAAGTTGCTCTGTGACCAGATAGAGGCTCTGGGGTTGCTTGGGTTCTACGAGATCACTCAAGCTACGATACGCGGCAAGAACGGCAGTGAGTTTGCCTTTGCTGGTCTGCGCAACAACATCAGCAACATTAAGTCCTTTGAAGGCGTGGATATTTGCTGGGTTGAAGAGGCGCAGTCGGTCAGCCGCCTGTCGTGGAATGTCCTGATCCCTACCATCCGCAAAGCGGGGAGTTCAATATGGGTGAGCTTTAACCCAGAGCTTGAGACCGACGAGACATATCAGCGCTTTGTGCTCAAGCCGCCAGCGGATTGCGTGGTGGTCAAGGTCAATTGGTCCGACAATCCTTGGTTCCCCGAAACCCTGCGGCTGGAGAAGGACGCGCTCAAGGAACGGGACATTGAGTCTTATAACACCGTGTGGGAGGGCATCTGCCGCCAGACGGTGGACGGTGCTATCTTTGCCCGCGAAATGCAGATGGCCGAGCTACAGGGCCGGATTACAACCGTCAACTACGACCCAAGCAAACCCGTCCACGCGGTGTTCGACCTTGGCTGGTCAGACTCCACGGCAATCTGGTTCTTGCAGTTCGTTGGCATGGAAACCAGGCTCATCCGCTACCTCGAGGACAGCCAGCGCACCATCAGCCACTACATGTCTGAGATGCAGAAGTTTGGCTATGTCTACGACACCCTCTGGCTACCCCATGACGCCCAAAACCAAACCCTTGCCGCTGCGGGCCGCTCCATCGAAGACATTGTTCGCTCGGCGGGCTATAAAGTTAGCATTATTCCCCGCGTACCGATACCCGACTCAATCAACGCAGCCCGCACGATCTTCCCGAACTGCTGGTTTGACCGAGAGAATGCGGCGGATGGGATTTCGTGCCTGCGCCACTACCGATATGATGTAGACCCCGAGACCGGCGGATTCAGCAAGCAGCCGCTGCACGATCACTACAGCCACGGCGCGGACGCATTCAGGTACATTGGCCTGATGGTCAACGAGCCACGCAAGGCTAAGAAGAAGGCAACCTTTTCGTTGCCAGCAAATTGGATGGGATAGCAATGTACTACTCTGACAACGATGTGAGCCCCGACAAGCGCATTGATGCGGCGATCAAGTTCCTGCGCCTGGCGGGCGACTCCGACTCCACGAACCGTGCCGACGCGCTGGACGATCTGAAGTTTGCTGCTGGCGATCAATGGCCGGTGGAGATTCAGAACAGCCGCAATCTTGACGCCAGGCCGTGCCTGACCATCAACAAAATCGACGCTTACGTCCGCCAGGTCACCAACCAGCAGCGCCAACAGCGGCCCAGGATCAAGGTTCACCCGACCAACACCCAAGCGGACGCCAAGATTGCTCAGACGCTCGAGGGCATCACCCGGCACATCGAAGAGAACAGCAACGCCGATACGGCGTACGACAACGCATTCGACTATGCGGTGCGCATGGGCTGGGGCTACTGGCGCATCGTCACGGATTATGTGCGCGAGGACTCGTTCGACCAGGAAATATATATCCAGCCTGTAGACAACCCGTTTACGGTTTATTTCGACCCCAACAGCGTGCTGCCGGACGGCTCAGACGCCGAGCAGTGCCTGATTACCAGCGTGATGCCAAAGGCAGTGTTCCGCGAGATGTACCCCGGCGCTGACGATGGCGCCAACTTTTTGCAGCGCAGCACTGGCGACGATAGTGCTGACTGGGTGATGACCGAGGACATTCGGATCGCCGAGTATTTCCACACGGAGCGCGTCAAGACCAAGCTGTTGATGTTGTCGGACGGCACCAAAATCTACAAGGACGAGTTGCCCAGCGACGAGTTCTTGGCGCTGGCGGGCATCACCATTGTTGACGAGCGGCCCAGCTATCGAAAGGTGGTCAAGTGGTGCAAGCTGACCGCCATGGAGGTGCTGGAAGAAAAAAATTGGCCAGGCCGATATATCCCAGTTGTGCCGTGCTACGGTCAGCAGCTCATCGTCGAAAACAAGCGCAAGAAATTTGGCCTGGTGCGGTTTGCAAAAGACCCGCAGCGCATGTACAACTTCTGGCGCACCAGCATGACCGAAAGCATTGCGCTGGCGCCGAAGGCCAAATGGCTATTGGCGGAAGGCCAGGACGAGAACCACGAAGACGAATGGGCACAGGCCAACATCAAATCCAGCCCTGTCCTGCGCTACAAGCAGACCGACATTGACGGCAGGCCAGCCCCGACGCCCACCAGGCTACAACCCGAGCCGCCGCCAGTTGGCGTGATGAGCGCCGCCGATGCGATCAATGCCGACCTTCAGATGGTGCTGGGTATCACCGATCCCAACCAGCTGCCGAGCGGCAATATCAGCGGCAAAGCGCTCAACGGCCAGCAGCAGCAGGTTGATCTAAGCAATTTCCACTACTTTGACAACCTGACCCGTAGCATCAAGCACACCGGCAAGATTCTGTTAGACCTGATCCCCAAGATTTACGACACCCAGCGGGTGATGCGGATCATTGGCGAGGATGGACAGCCGGACATGGTGACCATCAACGAGCAGGGCCAGGACGAATACGGCGTTCAGAAGGTGCTCAACGACGTCACAGTGGGCGAGTACGACGTGGTGATGGACAGCGGGCCAGGCTACATCAGCAAGCGGATGCAGGCCGTGGATTCCATGATGCCGTTGCTGGCTGGCAACCCCGAGCTGTTCAAGTTGGCGGGCGATCTGGTGTTCAGGAACATGGACTTCCCAGGCGCGGAGGTCATCGCCGACCGTTTGGCGGCAAGCAACCCGCTGGCGCAGATTGACAAAAAATCACCGATCCCGCCACAGGTACAGATGCAGCTTGCACAGAGCAAGGCGCAGATTGAACAAATGACGCAGCAGATGCAGGCCATGCAACTGGAGATCAACAACCGAGCCCAGGTCGCCCAAATCCGTGAGGAAGGCGCCACCAAGCGCACGCTGATGCAGGTAACGGCCAAGGCCCATGAGACCGAAGCCAGCAACGCCGAGAAGCGCAACACTGAAGAAATGAAGATCAGCGGGCGCGCTAACGAGACCGTTATTGAGAGCAATACCCGGCTCCAGATTGAAAGCATCAAGGGCAAGCTGGCCTTGCTGCTTGCCGAAATGGATCAAGGCTCGTTGCACACCAGCACCGGCGAGGCTATTGAGCGGGCAATCTGATTCTGATACTATGCGCGAAACCTACCGGCGGGCACACCGGGCAAAATCCTTGAGGTAACTCATGTCGGAAGTGCAAGAACGGTTGGCCGCTAACGTGGTCACCAGCGAAAATCTAGCCGAGTTCAACTCGCAACGTCTAAACCTAGCTAATCGTGAGACGCCAGCTGCGGCTGCTGAGAAAACTCCAGCAGAGCCGGTTGAAGTCACCGAGCAGAGTGGGCAAGACGGCGATGAGAAAGAGGCGACAGCAGTAGAAGAAAGCAGCAAGCCTAATAAGCTGGAGAAGCGATTTACAGCACTGACCAAGCAACGCGAAGAAGCCCGGCAAGAAGCCGAGCGGGAGCGGGCGGCTAGGGAGGTCTTGGAGTCGAAGGTTCGGGAGCTTGAGGGGCGCAGCAGGCCGCAGGTAGAGCCAGCAGCATCCACTGAGGAACCCCAGCCTAGCCAGTTCTCTGATGCCTTTGAATATGCTAAGGCACTGGCGGAATACTCCACTGAGCGGGCGCTACGGAATCGAGACAGGCAAGACGCAGAGCGCAAGGCGGCAACCGAGCGGGACAAGGTCATCCAGACTTGGAACACCCGGCTGTCGGCGGCTAAGGCAGAGCTTCCTGATTTCGATGACATGGTGGCATCAAGCGACGTACAGGTCAGCGACCAGATACGGGACGCGATACTCGACAGCGATGTGGGACCGAAAATCCTGTATCACCTGGCCGAACACACCGATCTGGCAACGAAGTTGGCAGGAATGTCCACCGCAAGCGCTCTGCGAGAGATAGGCAAGCTCGAGGCACGGTTTGAGGCGAAAGCCGAGACCAAGCCGCTTTCTACGGTTGGAAGGTCCAAAGCGCCACCACCGATCAACCCCATCCGGGGCGGCGGGACTGGCACCGATGTAAAGATTGACAGCAACGGCGAGTTTCACGGCGACTACCAATCATGGCGAGCCGCGAGAATGGCTGGCAAAATCCGATAACTTTTAGGAATAAAGAATCATGGCTAATACCCTGCTTACTATTAGCAAGATCACCAACGAGGCGTTGATGGTCTTGGAAAACAGCTTGACTTTTACGAGTGAAGTTGAACGGACCTATGACGATCAGTTCGCTGTCGTTGGCGCAAAGATTGGTAATACCCTGAACGTCCGCAGGCCGGGTCGTTTCATTGGTACGACTGGCCCAGCGCTGAACGTTGAGGACTTCAACGAAACCAGCGTGCCGGTTACTCTGTCAACTCAGTTCCACGTTGACACGCAGTTCTCAACCCAAGACCTGGCGCTGTCCTTGGATATGTTCAGCGACCGTGTGCTGAAGCCCGCAATTGCAGCCATCGCCAACAAGATCGACCGCGATGGCCTGGTGATGGCAAAAAACAACACCGCCAACATCGTTGGCACCGCCGGCACCCCGCCAAGCAGCCTGTTGACGTTCCTGAACGCTGGCGCGTATCTGGACGCCGAGGGCGCACCCCGCGATGGTCAACGCTCTTGCATCATTGAGCCGTTTACCTCTGCGACCATTGTTGATGGCTTGAAGGGTTTGTTTGTGCCCAACGCCACCATCAGCCGCCAGTATCAGAAGGGCTTGATGGGCACCGATAGCG